TTTAATTTATTTTATAATAAATTACTTTTTTGAAGATAAAAATGAGACAGCATGTTCATTGTTTAAAGAAAGAATAAATAGCAATTTGTATATTAAGGCGTCTTTTGATTTGCCTACAGATGAAGAAGTTTCTAAGCCACTACCAGATTTTTTAGCTCACGCACATGTGCTATTAATGGATATTTATGCTCTCTCCAGAATGACTAAATCATATGCTCGTAATAATATTATTATGGCAGGACAGGCACATATTAATGTTTATTCAACTTTTCTAATAAAAAATGGATTCAAAACCGAATGGACAAGTAATCAAAAATCTTTAAAATGTGCTGAAGTATTTGAATACGAAGATGAAGGTTTTGTGTCAAAAGCATTTAGAAAAACATCACAGTTTTTTTCTATGTTCAGTTTTAATAAAACTAGGACACATAAAAGTAATTTTAATTCTCGAAATTTATCAAAAAAAAAATCAAGTCCTAGAACATAATACCGAATATAATTATTTTTATTTTTACTTATAGCCTTACAGAGTATTCTTTTTAGAATATGGGTATTCCCCTCTACTTTAAGACACTTTACAACGATTATCCCGAAATCGTAATTAAGAATATCAACCGAGAAAATCTGGAGAACTTATTGTTCCTTGATTTGAATTGTGCTATTCATCCATGTTGTCGTCGAATTATGGCAAATATGGACTACTCATTCTATAAACACGAAATTATGGAGCAGAAAATGATTATTGAAGTAATTAATTATATTGAAAAATTAATCGCCTTAGTAGAACCTAAGTTACTTTATATCGCAATTGATGGTGTAGTACCTATTGCTAAAATGCTTCAGCAGCGTGAAAGGCGTTTTAAGAGTTCTATTGAAAAAACACGGGAACGTGAAATCCGTGAAAGGTGTGGAATGGAAACAGATAGTATTAATTCCTGGGACACAAATGCGATCTCACCGGGAACTGAATTTATGGAAAAACTCAATAGGGAATTAACATCATGGATAGAATCTAGTGAAACAAAATGCTTAAAAGGCATAAAAACCATTCTTAATAGTAGTAAAATACCAGGGGAAGGAGAACATAAAATCCTTAATTTTATTAGGGAAAATTCAGGGAAACTCGCAGGAAACTATGTCATTTATGGATTGGATGCTGATTTAATTATGCTATCAATGGTTTCTGGAGTAACTGATGTTTTCCTTTTGCGAGAAGAAATAGAGTTTAAGAAGGGTGGTTCAGAGGTATCACAAGACCATTTTTTATATTTAGATATAGACCTTTTGAAAACACGATTAGCTGAAAACATTTATAGTGAGTACACGAAATTAGACCCAATGTTCCTTTTAACCAGTGAAAATGGTAGTAATGTATCCAGTGAAAGCAAATTAAAGGGCAATTTTATTGATGATTACATTGTTGTATGCTTCTTCTTCGGCAATGATTTTATGCCTCATACACCTAGTATTGATTTGAGAAATAATGGACATGACCAGATTCTTAACGCATATATAAAAACACGACATCGCCTGAATAGGCACTTAGTGACACGAGGTAAATTGGATACAGCTTTTATTACCTATTTCTTAGACCTTTTAGCAGAAGTAGAACCTAGTGTTCTTCGCAACCTGGAGAAATCTAGACAGAAATTTAATATTCGCAGATTTCAATTTAATAGTGATTATGAACGTGAAAAGGGTCTATTAAATAATTACCCTATGATAAATCGTGAAGATGAAAAGGAAATATGTGCGGGAACACGCGGTTGGCACACAAGATATTACACTACTTGTTTTGGAATTGACCCAAATGATAACTTCGAAAGAGACGCCATATCCTGTAATTATTTTGAAGTATTAAAATGGACATTTGATTACTACTTTAATGGCAATATAACTTTTTATATGGGTTACAATTATAATTATGCTCCTACCGTTAGAGATATGGTTAATTATCTTCGTAAAACTAATATTGAATTGAGTAGCATTACTTTTAAAAGAGGAGTTCCTTACAATTCATTAGTTCAATTAATGTACATTCTACCTGAAACTAGTAATAATTTATTGCCTAAAGGTGCTAGAGAATATCAGACTAGAATGGATTCTCCCATACGTCACTATTATCCCAATGGCGAAGTGCCAGTGGAACCGTATTTTAAAAGATATTACTGGCAATGTAGTCCGGTTCTCCCTAGTATAGACATAGACCTTCTCAAAAACACAGTGAAATCAATGAAAATCTCCACTCGTGAGAAAACTAGATTTACAAAGGGTAAATTAGTTATTAAATAATAATAATAAACCTAGTATTTATATTTTTTTAGTAAAATTGATTAAAAAAAATTAATTAATTATTTACCAGCATACATGGATGAAATAGTATTACAATTACAAGAAAATATTGGGAATTTAGAAGGTGAATGGATAAGGAAAAATAGTGGCTATGAAGATGACTTTTGTAGAAGAGTAGGATTTGATTGTGAAACTTCTAGATATTGGGATGCTAAATTTAAAAATAATTATATTGAAATAAAAAAGGGGTTTAGTATCTGGCTTGATGAGGTTAGATATGCTGAGTTATTCCTAGGTGACACAAATATAAACTCTAATTGTAATGTAAAGACTTTTACAATATTTATAATACCAAATAAAACTAAGAGTAAAATAGAAAAAATATATTTTATTGATACCGAAAAAATAATAGAATATTTAAAAATAACTGAAGATTGGTCAAAATTAATTATAGCTAGAAAAAACGAAGTAAACAGAAGTTTAAATTGCCAACAAAGCATGACTATAAGTGATTTGGTAAAAATAGCAGATAGTTGTATAATGAATAAATATTAAGAAAATAATTATCTATTTATATTTTATAAAAGAAAGAAATGCTTCAGTGTGGATTATTATGTTTAATTGGATTTGCCTTATTGGGTAGCATGCTTTATACAATGAGTATAGGTAAGAATAATAAAGTATTTAAAAACTTTCAAGCCACATTAGACGAAGACCAAAAGAGTAAGTATCAAGAAATAGCAAGTGAAAGACTTAATTTATATCTCCAGGGATTATTTCTTGGTCTTATTGTCGCTGTATTAGCTATGCGTCTTAAATTAGGTAAAATGCTTAAGGCTAAAGCACCTAGAGTATGTGCCTTTGTTGTTATTGCCTTAGTAATCAACCATGTGTATTATATGGCAATGCCCAAGAGTAGTTATATGTTAAATCACTTAAATAAACCTGAACAAGTTAATGCTTGGTTAGAAATATACAAACATATGAAAACTAGAAAATTAATTGGAATGCTACTTGGTATTGTCGGTTACGTTCTTGTAGCTATGGCAATGTGTTAAATAATTAGAAATTACTAAGGAATTTATTTTTTCTTTTTCTGACATTATCTAAGAATTCATTAATATTATCACTTTCTATAAAAAACTTTTGATATTTCAAACTACTAGGATTATTATAGACATCAATTTGTTCGCAAAAAGTTATAGGTAGTAGTATGTCTTCATATCTTATTATATTATCCATTAATTGATTTAATACTACAATTATATCTCTTTTTTCACGATACAATAGAATATGTTTAATATCCTCTAATTCTTTATTTAAATTACTTACTTTACGAAAAGAATGTTCAGTAACAAAATTAATGGCATCTAGACTTTGTATTAAAAAGTCATAGGTAGCAACATAACGTATTTTATCACTTGAATAAGAATTAGCTATATCATTTATAATCTCGTTCTCTAATTTTTTACATTCAGGATATGCCGATATTATTTTTTTTAAGATGACATCTGTTTTTTTTATGTATTCCTGGAGATTAAATGAAATACAGCGAGGACTTTTAAAATAATCTAATAATTGACTTGTTCCTACTTTCTTACAAAGTTCAGGATTTTCAAAATAATAGTTATTTCCAGTTTTTAATTTACACGAAACCATATCACGCGGTATTATTTTACTCTCGAATAATGTCATTCTTGTGTTTTCTTCAATTATATCATACATATTGTCGGTTAAAATTTCCCCAGTAGTCATTTTTGGAATTATGACTACCTTTTGGCTATTAACCTGATTGCTTCTAGGTTCAAAAAAGTACATTTCCTTTTCTTGAAACATATAGATAAACTAAAGAAAATTAAATAATTAGAAAGTTAGCGTGCCACCAAAGCCTACCGCCTTTAATTGTGGAGTATTGTTTGGGAGGGGAAGAGGTTGAGGAACCTCACTGGCAACAACAGTTGTTACTGGTTTATATTCAGTTGGTGAAATAGGTGGAGGAGCACTGGGTAAATAATTATTATCATTTATGGTTTCTTGATGTGAAGGTAAATTTGGAACTGTTGACACTCCAGGGGATTTATGTTTTTCAAATACACGTAGATACTTAGATTGGGATAATTTATCCAATGAATCAAGACTACTTTCACTCGGGCTAGAACTTATTGAATCCTTGCCCTTTCTACCCCTAGTTCCTGTTCGAACCATGCTTCGTCTTCTATAAATATTCCTATCTCTTTGCGTAAATACATTTTTAAAGTAAATAGTTTCATCTTCATTTTCGAGAGGAATTCCTTTACGTTTTCTTACTTCATTAGCTAAATCTACTGCTTGATATGCTTCATAATCCTTATCAAGTGTGTAACCTTCTCGTGTTAAAAATGCTACAGCTTTAGTTTGAGGAACTACATGTTTCACACTATTACGTTTTTTCCAAAGTATGAAACGGTCTCTATTACTTGGGTGGGGTGGTGGTGGAACTTCCACATTCATAGATAATCCACTATTCTTAATAGTTTTTTCGGCTTTGTTAGCCTTACGAAGAAGTTCATGATATTTTCTCTCGTTTTTAGAGTCTATTTTACCACATTCTCGTTCATTTGTTTCTCTAAAATTAGAAACAATAATATACGGGTTGTTCAGGTCTTCCACATCGATACGACCTCGAATACCATTCCAAAGTCTTTTAACAATGCTATTTCGTTGTCCTAGATTGCTCATTAGTGATATATTACTATAAAAAAATTACCTATTATTTCCTTAATATCATTTTTTTTTGTAGTTAATATATATATGGCTTTAGACATCATAGAACTCGTAAAGGTTACTCTCGGAGTGCTCCACACTTTTGTAAGATTCTTACCGCTAGGTATGTATTTCTTCTCTTATCTCTCTAGTGTCTTATTTAAAGACCGCAGAGCAGCTATTATATTAGGAGGATTAGTAGTAAATGACTTAGTAGGTTTCTCAATGAAAAAATACTTTAAATTCGAACCTAATGAAGCATGTGCTATTTTCGGCAGTAAAGAAGCTGGAAAGGCATTAGGTTTTCTTCCCAATACTCACACCGAAGTTATTTCATTTATCACAGCATTCTTCTATAGTAATATGTGGCATAAGTATAAATTCGATTTAATTCCATTTGTTTCACTATTCTTTATGGTACTTTTAACTGGATGGAGTAGAGTATCAATAGGATGTAAGAAATTCCAGGATGTAGTATTCAACATAATAGTAGGTGCTATGTTAGGTATGCTTTACTATTATTTTACTCGCAAGCAATATATGAAGGCTGAGGAAGAAGCAAATGGAACTGATAAAACCGTTTGTGACTTAGGTTATGATAACTATAAATGTAATGAAATTAGAGATGGCACAGTTATAATGCGCGATCCAGAAGAAAAAAAGAAACGTAAGGAAGTTCCAGAAACAGATGAAGACCAGGGTTGGTATGATACTGCTTAGTTAAATTTTTTCCATAGTTTAGAACTTCTTTTTATGTAATACTTTTCAACTATTTTCATATTATAATATAAAATAAAATACTAGAAATTTGGAACAAAATTAATAGTATATATTCTATCTATACCCCTTAATTTGTCCAAATTATCACATTTTATACTAACATCATGTAATAATTTCATGCTTCTTTTAGTTCTATTAATTTTACATTTATCAGTAAAGTATTTCATTTCGTAATTCCAATTATTTGAATATTTTTTATTAGACTTATAAATATCAATAATATTATTTATTTCATCTTGATTATAGTTAATTATTCCTACTGCTAATCCATTTATTTCAGATACTTCTGATTCCATTCTTGATGCCGCATTAGCAATATTTCCAATATAATCAATTAAATTACATTTATTAAAATTATATTTTAGTTTTTTTACTTGACCATAACATATACCAGTTCTAAATTGTATCTTCTCTTTTTTTTTATCACCAATAATTATAGGATATCTTTTAAGATGTAAATTAAAATCAAATGTAAATAATATTGCTTCTTTTAATGTATCAAATGACATATAAAAAGAATCTCCTACAAATTTAATAATAACACCATTATATTTATTAATAAGATTTTTTGAAATTTCAATGTATTTTTTAATTGCATCATACATATATTTATCATAATATTTCCATAATTTTGAACTTCCTTTAACATCATTAAAAAGTAAAACTTTAAATTCACTTTTCATTTATATATATAGTTTTTTTTTTATTTGGAGAAACTGACAAATCCAATATCTGGTTGCATTTCCTTGTTTTGGGTTTTACTACTAGTATTAGTAGACCTATTCATTATAGGAATTGTACTACTTATATCTTTAATATATCCAACATATTGTTTGACATTAGTTATTATGTTTGGAATTACATAGTCCAATACCTTTCCATTTAATGTTTTAATTTGGTCTGCTAATTTACAATTAAAGTGGCATGCTTCTTGAAGGTACATTGCTCTCATCACAATGTGAAGATTGTCACGGTTTTGACTACCAACTTTGTAATCTATACGCTGTAATTCTAAACGTTTGTTAACATTACCAGTTATGGCCTTTTGAAGTAATTCTATATTTTCTTTTGAGAAAAAATATCTAGATACATCAGTCTCTTCTAAATAATGCTCAAGTGAGTTTTCAAATCCACCTTTAGAATTAACTCCAAGGTCCTGGGATAATGTATATGGTTTCCCAGTTTTATATCCTGAAATATCAACTCTACCTACATAATTTTGACAATTAAAATTACTCATCTTATATTAATTC